TCACGCATTGTTTCAGTTTCAGACTTTTCTGCAACTTCTTCATCTTTCGATGCTTCGTCTACTTCTTCGTCTGTCGCTTCTTCTACGCCAAGATCAAATGACTCTTCTTCTGCTTCGTCATCTGCTTCGTCATCAGCCATATCACCCATGTCGCCTGCGTCTTCGTCGTCACCTTCGTCGCCGCCGTCGCCCATTTCGTCATTAAACTGTTGACGTAAGTCGTCTAATTCTTTTTCTAAGTCTACCATACGATCTTCTAGGTCTTCGTCTCCTTCTGGAGCATCGTCTTCACCTTCTTCATCGTCACCCATTTCCAAATCAGCCATCATATCGTCTGCTGGATCTGCTTCTGGCATTGGTTCAACTTCGAATTCGTTCATGTCAAAACCTTCTTTGGTTTCTTCATCGTCGCTTGACTCATCAACTTCTTCGTCAGTTGCTTCGTCTAAGTCTTCGTCTGCTGACTCTTTAGTGTCTTCATCATCTGAAGATTCTTTAGTTTCTTCATCTGTGGACTCATTAGCATCTTCGTCTTTACTAGACTCGTCTACTTCTTTGTCAGTTTCCTCTAGATCATTTTCTAGTAGGTTTTCATAAATTTCTCTTGATTTTTCAACTACAATCTCGTGGAACAATTCTTCTGCTCCAGCACGATCTTCATTGACTAGTTTTTCGAGCATGTTCTCGAACTTGTTTAGATCTGCCATTTTCTGTCTCCTGGTTTAAATAAAATTACCTTACGGTAAGGCTGTCATTAATATTTACTATTTATACAGAAAAGTACGTAGATATAGGCTCAAAATGAGCCGTTTTTAAGGATTCAACGAAAAATTGAAAGATTTTACTAAATCTTCCGATGTTATGTGAGAAATGTTTCCAAAGTTAGCAAAAGGCTCTGGAATAAATCCGTTTTCGTGTCCTAACACTCTTATATATCTTTTTTCGTTATTTTTCTGAAAAACAGTAGTCGTTTGGCGTAACCAATTGCCATAGTATGTTGATGTATCGTGTTCACGTTTATAATTTGGTGAACCACTGTACAAATTGTTTACTCTTTTGTGTTCGGGGCCTATTCCTTGATAATCAAAGCCTAATATGTATATTGTTTTGTGTCCGTGACTGCTTGCAAAATCAAGTGCTGTTGGTCCACTGCTCCATCCTTTGCTAGGTTCAAAATAATTTAATCCACTATATTTTTCGTAAGACTTGTTATAATTTGTCCATACTTGACCTTCTTTATGATATCTGTATTGAACAATTTCGTTGACCATTTTAGTATCAACAGCAATTAAATAGTCAGGTTTGAATTCTCTATATACTGCATTACAAGCATATATAGTTCCAAATTTTCTAAGTGGTTCTAATGGGATTCGGCGACGGCTTATACCGTTACCTAATACAAAGGCTATACTCAATTATCATACTCCGCCGGCCTCTGCGTTTGCCGCTATGCCGTACATTTGTCTTACAAAATGCAAGTCTTTTGCTTGCTCTTCTTTATGTACCTCTGCGGCTAATCTTGCACGATTAATTTGGCGAAGTGTGAGTCGAGTTTTACGAGTTGAATCAAAGTCTACTGGTGACTGGTCGTCTTTAGCAGAATAACGTTTGTCTTCTACAGGCTCAAGTGTTTCTTTGTCAAAGTAAAATATTTCTCTTAGTATCATACTGTTATTTATACCGTTACGTCAGTTGCGCCTTCTTGAGGTACGCCGTCACCGCCAGTTGCTGTATCAGGTGCATCTGCCGCACCTCCGTCAATTGGTGCTTCACCGCCTGGTACTTCTGCATCCATGTCACCCATATCTGCATCAATGCCTGCTCCGCTAATGCCTGCGCCTCTAAGTTCTCCACCTGCGTCAGTTGGTGGTGGAGTAATATTCTCATCGTTTTCTTCTCGCCATAGTCTTTCGTTCTCAGTAAGTTCTTCTTCACTAAGACCTAAGTATCGTTTCATTGCAAAGCGATTTGAAACATAAGGTATTGCGCTCATTTGTGTAAATGTTGGAATACGTGCATTATCAATTTCACTTTGTCTATATGCCGCAAAGTTTTGTGGTGGTTGGAATCTAATGTCAAACATTGCAGTATCAATGTTTACACCTCGTTCTAATAGATAGCGTTTAAATTCTTGATTTATATCTTCAATTAATAAACCTTGTAATCTTTCGCAATATGTATTAAATCTTAATTCTTGAATGTATGCTGTACCTACTCTACCGTCATTATATTGAGCGGCACTATCGTCAGCACCAGTTGGCAAGTAACTTGACGGAATACGTAAGCCACGAACTAACTTGTTGGTAAAGTATCTTAAGTCGTCAATTTCACCTAGGTTAGTACCGCCGGGCAGTGTTTCAACTTTTGATCCACGTCCTTCAGCAGTTTGAGGGAAAAAGTAATCTTCGTTAATTGACAGGGGATTGTAAGAACTGTCTATGACATTTGTGCCTCCACCTGTTGACGATGGGATACGTCTTTGATGTATTTCCGTCTTAACACGTTCTACAAATTGCATTGCCAAGTGACTTGGCATGTTGCCCACATCAACGTAGAATACTCTGCGCTCTGGCGCACGTTGGACACGATAGATAATAATCGCATCTTCAAGTAATTCTTTTTGTTTGTATACTTTAAATATTGTTTCTAATAATGAGTTACCAAAAGGAAAGTTGTTGTCTAAGCCTTCTGATAGACTTAGGTGTACTACATTCTGTGCATCAATAGCAACTTCGCCTTCTCCTTCTTGGAATCTACTTCCACTTTGTCTTGGAGAGTTGCCTACCATGCCACGAACGCCACCTTGTAAATATCCATCGCCACCGCCTGTAACATTTCCATTAGTTTGAAAAGGTGTTGTTGCAACCATGTCTTTAAAATTTAAATTAAAGTCTTTGATTACATATTGTTGTGGCTTTTTGCCTTCTGATTCGTTAACAATAATTCTTGCAACGTTTGCAGAATCAACATGAAATAATTTTTTAGTTTCTGGATCTCTAATAAAAAATTGATCGCCATACTTAAAAGTATTACGTAAAATCCTAAACATACGTGTATCAAATTTTTGTAACTTATTCCACTGTTGCAAATATTGCTGTAAAATAGTTGTTTCGCTTGTCGTTGCTGATTTCTTAAAGTCGATTGTAAAAGGAGTTTTGTTTTGTGAATTTTTCTGTGAACAGAATTCTGCAAGAATATCCAATGCGGCATTTACTTCTGAATCTAAATCCATAGTATTGTATTGCCCGTAACGCTCAACTCTATTAGGAGCACCTACATATACATCTGGCAAATATGAACTATAGTTTGTTCGTGCTGGCCCTGCAGTACCACTGCCGCCGCGACCGCCTCCTAAAGGGCTATAATTTCCGCCCGGGTTATCGCCTGTAGGCACTGGTGTAAAATATTTTTTCCAACTCATTGTTTATCCTTAATATGCGCTCTCTGGATCTTTTTCTAGAATCCGTCTTGTTAGTGTATTATTTTCACGCATAAGTGTGATTAATGTTTCCATGTTACTACTACTTATGCCCGATCCACCTGATCCACCGCTAAGAAAGGATCCTGCATTTGGGCCGGTTCCCTTTGTAAAGAATCCATTGTTATCTTTTGATAATTCAGAATTTAGATCTTTCATTTGATCTACTAATTTGTCTAATGCTTCTGCAAAATCTTCAACATTTTTTGCATTTAAGTCATCTGCAAAAGATTTTAAGCCTTGCAATCCGCCTGATGATGCTACTAAGTTTGCAACTGCTGTGCCATCAACTGCACTAAACTTATTAATACCTTCAACCATTTTATCAAATGGTGATTTCACACCAAAGAAACTAGCAATGCTATCTAATACTCCGCCTGCGGCTAATCCTATCATTGCACTACCTAAATCACCTAGTGCTACTGCAACGTCTTTTAAATTTGCTGTATCTTTAACTGCGGCCATTCTTTCAACGCCAGCCGCCATTTTTTCTATACCTGTACCAGCCGATTCAATACCTTTACCTGCTAAGGCAATTGCCGCTCCTGTACCAATTAACAATCCTGCTAATGTTGCCGCACCTAGTATAACTTGTGGTCCTGCAAATCCTCTAAGTAATGATTGGAAGCCTTTTATTGCAAGGTAAACTGTACCACCTGCCGCAACCATTACTGCTAGTTTTGATAAAGCACCGTCTATACCTGAGAACATGCCTCCGCCGCCGCCACTGCTTTCTGTTGCTCCGCTTTGGCCTGGTGGACCTTCTTGTTTTTCTTCGCCGCCACCAAAGATCTTGCCCATTATCATTCCGCCTAGACCAGAAAGTCCGTCTGCTAAATATCCTCCAATGGTAGCCATTAGATTGCCATTTTTAAATGCATCAACAAGTTCTTTAAATTTGTCTGAAAGCGTTGTTGCAAAAGACTTTATTTTTTCAATACCTTCAGGGCTTCCTAACCAAGTGGTAAAACTTCCTAGAGTATCTTCTACTACTTTGAATACTCCTGATTTAATTAAAGCATCGTAAATTTTGTTTTTTGCGTCTTGTAGTATACGTTCAAAGTCTGCTAACCCTTTTGCTCTCGATTCTTCAGCCTTTTTTTGTTCTTTTTGTACATCTGTTAACCCTTTACCGGCATTCTTCAATCCAATAATTTCAACAACTGCACTACCAACGCTACTACCCATTGCTTGTAGTGTTGAGTACTGTTGTTTTTGTGCATCGGTCATATTGTCTGCCATCTCAGCAGTTTTTCTAATCTCAGCCATAAACTCGTCTTGTGTTACTGTACCATTTTTAAGTCCATCGGACATTGCCGCTAAGTTTGGATTCAAACGTATTAAATCTTGACCCATTTCATCTAACGGAACACCACCTGTTGCAACCATTTCTGCTATTGCATTTTTTAGTCCTGGGCTTGCATCTCCCATCATAGTCATAACACCATTAAGATTCTGTTGTGCCGCTTCGTCCATTGTATTAAAGATCAACTTAAGACGTTTGTCTGCCATGTTATCTTTCATTTCTGCCATGATCTGATCTCTACGCTTACCAGTTACTCTAGCAAGTTTATCAATTTCCATTACAGTACTTGAAACACCTGCTGTTAATTCTCTGTTAGACATACGTTGTGAACGACCTAAACTTGTTTGCAATTCTAAATAGTCTGCTGTATATTCAGCAGTCTCTTCCATAGTTAAACCTAAACGACTAAATGTAGGACCCATGTTTTTTTGAATTTGTCCACTAATTTGAGCAAAACGTTTTGCACCTTCAGAGGCACTTCCTCCAAATAATGCTAAAGATTGTGCATTAGATTGTATTACACTCTGAAAGGTTTCTAGGCTTAATCCTGCTTGAGTTGCCGCTAATTTTGCACCAAAAAGGCTGTCACCAAAATCAATTCCAACTTGTGATAATTCTCTAAATGTTTGAACATTTGAATCTACAACACCAATTAATAATTGCAATGCTCCGCCGACCATTGGGCCAACTATAGGTATTGCTGATAATGCCCCTGTAATATGTGATGTAAAGTCTGATATAGATGTTGCACCACCTAAAAATTCATGGCCTAACCCAGATAGCATAGCCGTTACTTGACCAAAGCCACGTGCTAATGCACTGCTAGTTTCTTCTATTTGTTCGTCAAATTCTTCTAATTCTTTGGTAGTTTTACCAGTGGCTTTAGCCATTTTGACTAGTTCTTTTTCAGAACTTTGTGCCGCGCCGCCGCCTCCACCGCCTTGCTTTTGGATAGCCGCAAGCATTTTTAACAGCGTTGTTTCAGTGGCCGCGTCATTTAGGGTAACTTCGTCTTGCCCTATTGTTCCTTTTACAGGTCCTGCCATATTGTTCTAAATCCTATAAACTACGTACATAAATACATATACTAATTACTAATGTATTTATACGGAGATAGACATGGCAGATTTTAACCCAGAGCAATTTAAACAAGATAATGGAAATAAAATGAATCCATTAATGCAACCAGCGACAGCACCTAAGACAGCAAACCCACTTGCAGGTCATTTTAGACAAGCAAAAATTTATATTAAGTTACCTAGTGGTGGTCAATATTATGATGAGGGGTCCTTAGACATGCCTGAAAATCAAGAACTTCCAGTTATGCCTATGACAGCAAAAGACGAACTAGCATTAAAAACTCCGGATGCTTTGTTAAGCGGTCAGGCTACAGTTGATTTAATTCAAAGTTGTATTCCAAGTATTAAAAATGCATGGAGTATGCCAAGTCTTGATATTGATGCTTGTTTGATTGCAATTAGAATTGCTTCATATGGAGAACATATGAATATTAGTGCAACTGCTCCAAATACAAAAGAACCAGTAGAATATTCTATTGATTTACGACAAGTACTACAACGTTATGAAAATGCTAAGTTTACTGATATGTTTACAGCAAAAGATTTAACATGTAAAATCCGTCCGTTAAATTATAAAGAGTTTAGTCAAGTGTCTATGCAAACATTTGAAGAACAAAGAATCTTTGCACTTGTTAATAACGATCAAATTGACGAAGATGAAAAATTAAAACAATTTAATGTTACATTTAATAAAATTAGAGATATTACATTAGGTATGGTTATTAGTAGTGTTGTTTCAATTCAAGTTGGCGACGAAGTTGTTAGTGATAGAAATCATATTACAGAATTTTTAGAAAATACTGATAAATCGTTTTTTAAATCTTTAAGTGATCATATTGAAAAACAAAAGAAAGAATTTGAAGTACCTCCTATGGAAGTACGTTCAACTGAGGAACAACTTAAAGAAGGTGCACCAGAAACGTTTGAAGTACCGATTGTATTTGATCAAGCACATTTTTTCGCTTAAGGATCGTCAGTTGGCCGATTGAACAGATCCTAAAAGAAGTTGATAACTTAGAAGGCCAAAGCAAACAGTTAAAATCTGAATTATTTAAACTGATGTGGTATATGCGTGGAAGCATGACTATGGATGAAGCATTTCAACTTAGTAATGAAGATCGTTCTCTTATATCGGATCTAATTAAAGAAAATATGGAAACTACCAAGAAAACAAATTTACCGTTTTTCTAAGCAGTAACACCTTTAGCATCTAACTTTTCAGTACCTTGCACACCTGCTTGTGCCGCTTTTTGAGCACCGGATGATCCTGCTTCAACACCTTTTGATGCAACTTGCGATTTAATTAATTTAGCAAGTGCTGGATCTTTCTTAGCCGCTGAAATAATTGGATCAAGTTTAGGATTAGGTAAGCCTTGTGCCATTGAAGGAATAATACCAATTGGTTTATTAGTAGCAGTGTCTACCCATAATGCACCCATCCATTTATACTCTTTGCCATCTTTGGCTTTCATAGTATCACCTTTAGCAACTGCTTTTGCTGTTGGTGCAGTGCCTGCTGGTGCGTTAGTCGCCGGAGCATCGCTTGCTGGTTCATCTGTTCCTGGAGCATCACTTGCAGGTTCGTCTGTTGCGCCTGCATCTGCTGTTGGACTTGCCGCTGGAGTTGCTTGTGCATCTGCTTTAGGTTCCGCACTAGGTTTGCCAAGGTCTACTTTTGCTTCTTGTCCAATAGTTGATATTTGATCATTGCTTAACCCTGCATCTTGTAATATATTTAAAATACTTGCTGTATCTAAAGGTTCGCCAGCCGCTTTCCATTGTTTAGTTAATTTTTTAGCACTTACTGCTGTTCCCAGTTCTTTAGCACCGGCTTTAACTTTACTAGCCGCTTTACCAACTGCGCCTAATGCGCCTTTGGCTAAATTTCCTAGACCGCGTTTTGCTTTTGCACCCATTGAGTTTGGATTGTCTAAAGGAAGTTCACCTTGTGCAGGATCTTTCTCCATTAAAAATAATTCAAATCGATCTTCCATGTCAAGTGCTTCTGCTTTTGCTGGAGCACCACCACCTTGTAGATCTAATTCACCTTGCTCTGGTTCTATAGGTTCGCCGCCAACTTTAAGATCCATGTCTTTTGGTTTTCCATCAACTGTTTGTAATGAACCTTGCGCCGCCGCCGCTATAATACTATTTGCCGCTGTAAGATTTTGTAGGAATGCATCATTAGATGCCGCAACATTTTGGGCAATTTCATTTGTAAGATTCATATCATCTATAAATTGTTTTGTATCAAATGATTTTCCAAAATCCCATAACTTGTCAAATGCATCTAGTGCCGCTGGATCTGTAGTTGTTCCTGTTGCCGCTGTTGCATCTTTCAATGTATTCAATAGTGCAGTAAATTCTTCTACTTTAGTTTCTGGAATAGCCATACTTCCAAGATCTTTTACACTTTCAAATCCTGGAAACGTAAGTGACTTTTCGAATCCAACTTTAAAACTTGTAAGTCCTGGTGCTTTATCATACGGTACTGCATCAAAACGCATACCTTCTAACCAGTCGCCGATACCATTTAATGCCCAACCTGCAATAGCACCATAGGCCGCTGTCTTAATTGACTTGCCTACTGCACTTGAAAGATCTTCACCTTGTAATAATTCTTTTGTTGAACGTAGTATTAAACCTGCGGCCGCGCCGCCTAATGGTCCGCCTGCAAAAGCCGCAATAGATGTCAAAATACCTACTGCTAAACTTGCTTTCCCTGGATTTTCTTTTGCCCAGTCGCTTACTTTTTGTATACCTTGTACAATTTTGCTATCACCGTTTTTAGCAGTAATATCTTTCTTAAGTTGTGCAAACTTTGCATCAGCATTTTTAACTGGTCCTGCATTCTTTGCCATAGCACCAAGTTCGTTAACCTTAGCATCAATTTTCTTTGCAACATCAACAGGAAGTTTAGCAACAGCACCTGCCGCCGCTCCTACTTTACCAAGTGCGTTTCTATTATCACCACTTGCGTTTGCTTGTGCTTCAGCACCTTTAAAAATATCTTGAATTTGATTTGTTGTTAGTGTTGCTTCAGCAAGACGTGTGTATTCTTCTAATAATGGCCAAAGTTCTTTTTCCCAACGTCCTACATATAACTTTTGTGATTCTGTTAAGTCTTGCCAGCCTTCATTTAAAATTGTTGCTGACTTATAATTGTATGATGTTACTTCTTGTAGTTTCATTATATTGCTCCTGCCAATGCTTTTTTCTCAGTCGGTGTAAGTTTATCTAACATTGTTTGAACTTCTGGTGGAATACCTTGTTTATTCTTTAGTGGTGCAACTTTTGCACCTGGTGCTTGTGCCGGAGAACCACCTGCTTGTTTATCTGTAGTAGGTTGTCCTGCCGCTTGTGCTTGTTGCCCTTTTGTTTGTGGAGCCTTTACACCTGCGCCTTTAGCCATCGACGCCATTGCTCCTGCAACTCCGCCTTGTGATGGAGCACTGCCACCGCCTTGTGCTTTTGGTGCTGGATCAGTACCTACATTGCCGCCTGTTAAATCACTTGCGGCCGCTTTCTTTAAGACTTTATCAATTATCGATTTTGTAAGTACACCATCGGGCAACTGCATCCCGCCTGCACTTAATTTATGTTGCTTCATAAACGCTGATAAATCAGCGGAAGTCATATTTTTATCGTTTTTGCTATTAATGCCTTGCCATCTAGCAAGATCTTTGTAAATTGCGTTTGCTTTAGATCCAACTTCGCTCGATCCGCCTAATCTAGCACTTACACCACCAGTAGTTACTTTACTTGCTACTTTTTTAGCAAAATTGCCAATACTACTAGTAGGTTTTTCATTAAGTTGTGAATCTTCTAAAATTATTTCGTGAATGTTCATTTTAAAGTCCTTTAACAGTTGTATGTATTTAGTATATCTACTCCGTAGATATAAGTTTTCGTTAACACTCAAACTTAACACTTCGTTTTGATTAAAGCAGTAGATATGAATTAAAGCAATATTACGAAGTAATATTGTAATTGCTTCATGTAGATTGTTTCAGTCAGACGGAACCTAATCGCTGGTTCCATCTAATCTTGACACTTCATGTGAGTCCGTCACAGCCGAGATTCGGAAGTAGGTAATTGTTTATACACTTAGTTCAATGGGCTCTGACCTTTCCCAACCTACGT